AAATTGCCTTTCCGTACTATCGGAAACAAATGGCTCCGTTATAGGCGCAGGTTGCGGTGGAACATATACCTCCTGATTCCCCCCTGTCTGGGGGCCTTGGAAGGTGCCAACTGGCGTTTCGCCTTGGGAAAGGACATCTCCTATAGAAAAACCCGGTAAACCCGGTAAATCCGGTAACGCCCCGGTGATATCTTCTCCTAAACCGGTGGCGAACCCCCCAAGGGGATCAACAACATTTTCATTAAGGAAGTCACCCACAGCAGATACACCGGCCCTGACGCCGCTTCCAAGAAAGTTGCCCAACTGCCCTATAGGTTGGGTAATAGGTTGGGTGACAGCATCAAATGCTCTGTTAATAGGATCAGTGATATTAGTTTGAAATCCTCTCATGGCTGATCCGATCATTCCTGTGTCCGCTCTAGCGGCGTTTAATCCCAGGCTCGTCAATGTAGGATAACCGGCCATCATCATCGGTAGCCCAAAAGGAGATGCAAACCCGGCTATGGTGCCTGCCAGCGCAGGAATCATCCCCATATTCATCCCAGCCGGGACGGATACGTTGCCATGAGGATCGTTTACCGAATAACCACCCGTTCGATCTGAATGTTGGTTTACCGCAGCAACTTGCCCCGCAGTTGCATCTTTATTGTTTCGAGCCAATGTAGCGGCAGGCGAATGGTATCCAGCCGCGAATGGACTAGAGCTAATGTCTTCACCTAATTCAGCGACACCAGCTTCCGTCCATGTGCTTGTGTTTTTGTTATACAAATTAGGATTGTTAATAGCTCTTTCGATATTTTTAGCTGCTATTTCATGCAGTGTCTCTGGAGCAGCAGGCACAGACGCAGGCGCAGGCGCAAACGCAGTAAACATATCGCCCAAGCTGTGCGCTGGCCCTTCAGTGCCTGCGTCTCTTTGTGCCTGTTCAGCCGCAGCCGCTGCCATTCCTCGTTCTGCGGGTGAGTTCCATGAACTTGACATGCCCATTTCATGGCCTGCTGAACCAAGCCCTCCTGTTGGGCCTGTAGGATCGGAAATACCCGGATCGACGCCGCCAGATTCTTGAAAACTAGGGATGCCGTTTGCCATGTACTGCCCCCCGCCGGGAGCAACGCCCCCGCCGGAAGCGCGTAATTGTAGGGCTTCTGGCCGCGTGATATAGGCAGCAGAATGCCCCGGCGGAGCGCCTCTGTTCAGCGTCCGTGCGAGCAATTCGCCGTATATATCACGCGCCATTTATTCGTCCTAGTACGAGGATGCTCGGTTAGCAGTGCGTGGATTTTTATTGCCTTTGATATTCCCGCCCTTGGTGGACGCAGCAGTGATATTTTCCGTTGGGCCTGCCGGGTTGAACGCTCCGTAGGTGTGTTTTTCAGGCTTCTGAACAGTGGTGCTGTCGTATGGAGACGCCCCGCCTGTTCTTGCCTTGGGATTGGACTTGTAAGCAATTCCACCAAAATTCGGCATCTCAATCTCCTTTATAAGCCGTAGTTACCTTCCGGCACGTTAAGCGCGAGAATAGCCCTGTTGGGGCCGCCCATACGCAGGATCGGTTTGGCTCCATCATGTCCGCTGTATTCTTCGATACGGGACTGATATTCCATGAACTGCTGCTGGAACGGCAAGCCTTTGATCTTTAGAAACCGCCATACAACGCCAAGGACAACAAGCTCTTCTTCCAGAATTGTTGTCTGAGAGTCACCGGTAAATTTGTCTGCGTTAGCAGCTGAGCCGCCGGACGTATCCACCCAGTTCTTGGACAGATATTCAAACTTTACGCTTTGCCCTACCGTGGGCGTCGGGTGCATAAGCAGCAACCCGCCACGAATGCGGAAATAATTCATAATTCCGCCGCTGGTGACTGCCAGAACTCGTTGCCACTCGGAACCGGTGATCGGGCCGTGATAGGTTCTGTCCGTCGTGCGGTTCCACATCGTGTTGTTGCTGAAGCGCCCAAAGTCGCTCGCAATCGAAACCATCGTGCCCTGACTTTCAGCAGCCAGAGTCGTATGGCTTCCTTCTTTTATTAAAACTTCCCACTTATACCGTTGGACTTGGGCGCGGCCTTCTTGATTCGCGCACGCCTCAAGCTGGATAACAGACGTATCCGTTGACGCGGTAACAGAATCAGGCGCAGTTATCCCGATGATTTTGGCTGCGTCTTGGCATATCGTGAGCAGTGTCATCCAATAACCTGCCTTGGTGATTGCCCGGACTGCTCGGCAAGATAGTCACGGGCTTGTTTGCGTAAATCCACCGTCCCGGCACCGAGGCTTCCAACACTTGCGTCCGATAGCTCGGCAAGCTGCTCAACAGTATTTACATCCTGATTGATAAGAGTCTGCGCTCGTCGGGGGCCGACTCCTTTTAGCGTCGTTAATTCGGCACCTCTTGGCTTGATAGCAGCCGGAACTTTCCCGCCGCTTTTCTGATAGGCCGCGAGTTCAGCCGGGAAATGCTCTTCCAGCCATTCAGCCTTTTCCGTCACCTTGTAAAGAACAGTGTTTGGATCACCGACTCGACGGATTTCAACCAAGTCCGGCCCGTCACCTTCACCGGGTAGAAACTCGATCCTGATATTGCTCATAAGCAGTTGTGCGGGGGTTTTTTACGCCCCCGCACTCCCTTTACAGTTAGATTACAAACGACTTCGGATACGAGGCGATGGCAGGTGCGCTTCCCGCCGTGCCGCCACGAGCCGTGGTTAGCTTGATGCCGTCAACTCTCGTATGAGAAGTGGCGGTGTCATCGAGGCTTCCGGCTGTTGCTGAAGAGTACAGGATCACATCTGCGGCAGCACTTGCCAAGACGTTGATCGTGCAAACTCCGTTCAACTGAACCCATGCGTATTGCCCACTTGTAATCGCTTCGGGCGCTACGGCAATCAATTCACCGGTATCGACTAGAGCCTTGGTAATCGGAACGGCAGAGTATGCTTCCGTCACGGCAACCACGTCATACTGGGCAACGGCGCTGCCTGCTGTGACGTAGAGCCAAGTGGAAGCATCGGTTCCTACCATCCTGGTTCCAAGGGCCTGCGACGGGGTTGCTTCAGTCCCGCCATCGAAGTCAATGCCAATCGCTGATTGAGATGTATAAGGCATTAAGTCCTCCTTAGGCTTGGATGATGCCCTGCCGTGCGCGATTGCTGACCGTCATATTTCCGGCCCATGCAACAGGCATGACAAGAGCGTCTTGGTTTACGGAAGCCTTCTCGCCAAGAGGCACAAACTCACGGCCTTCCGCATATCTGAGGAAGAGATAGTCCGTGTTGAGCATGTAAATCTTGTTCGCCGGGCACTGATCGTCGTAGTAGACCGGTGCATCCATGAACATCAAGTTCATAAATCCAGCCGACGCCGACTCATCAGAGGTAAACCGCTGGTTCGTCTGAAGTGAGGACCAGTAGAAACCAAAGTAGTTGGTATCACCGACAATCACGTCAGGACGATCCGCACCACGGATACAGGCAAGCCACAAGGTATTCATGGCCGTCTGGATTGTGGTAGCGGAAGCAGTGATGGTTTCCGTCGAGAAGTCATACACCTGGTTCTTCCAGAACGTGTAGGTGCCACTGTTGATACCGCCAACCGTGTTACCCACGGTGCCGGGAACGACAAGCTGTAGCCCGCCAATTTCCTTGGAATCAGTTCCGGTGCCGTCTGCATAAAGCGCAGTCGCCATCGTGTTCTTGAGCGATTTTTCAAGGTTCCGAATACGGCTTTTGAGAAGATTGAAAATCTGCTCTGGGCCGGAGTTCTCGACTTGCTCAAGACCGGAGATAACCACGTTGCCCGCCAACTGCTTGTAATTAAACTCGGCAGCGGTGAACACGTTGCTGGTTGAAGTATCAAGCACCTCGTAACCCGAATACCACTTGGTTGTCGAGTTCGTAGCGTACTCAAGCTCCTGAACGATGGTTCGACCAGTCGCGGGGGACTTGTTGCCCTTTGCGTCGATGTGGCGAAGCAACGCATTGTTGTTCGTCACGTTGTCGGCCATCGTCTTGGAATAACCAGCGAGCGTAGTGGTTACGATCTCCGTATAGGTACTATTTGGAGAGGTAGCCATTTCTGTTTGCTCCCATCATGGGGCAACAGCAGTAACTCTTACGTTCTGGCAGTGTTAATCGTATCGCGTAAAATGTCGTCAAGACCGCTTGCCAATACCGTGCCCTTTGGGGGTGCGGTAGACTGTGAAGGCCGCGTTTTCTTGGCTTTATCTACAGCCGCCTTACGCTTGGCATCTTCTTTTTTGCTTACGGCTGTACGCTCGTTTGCCAACGTCTCTTTGTAGAGATCGTCATCAAGGCGAAGCGCCATATTATATGCCGTCTGCAAATCTTGAGTCTCTCCGGCAGTTACGAGCCGCGACATCCGTTCACGCAACTTCTCAAAATGGGGACGCTTCTGGTTTCCATTTGCATCTTTCTCATTCGCAAAAATATCAACCTGATCCTCAAGCTGTTTGTAGCGATCCTGATGCTGCGTCTGGGCCAACATATTAACTTGCTGTTGCGTCTGGGCCAGTTGCTGTTGCAGTTGCTGTGTGTGCGAATCAGTAGAATAATCCTCTACATAATCCTCACCCGAATCGCCTGACGCATTCTGAACCCCGTAGTGCTGGGCGAGTTGAGTGATGGCCGCTTGCGGGTTCTGCCGTAGTGCATTGTCATAACTCATAAGACGCGAGACGTATTCGGCCTCGCTAATCCCGTGAGCTTGCATCTGCTGTTTGTACGGTGCCAGAACTCCTTGCAAACCCTCTACTTCTTTTCGCTGCTCTGCCAGTTCAGTCGTCTTGCGAGTGAACGCCGCATCACGGTCGCTCTCCCGTTTAAGCATAAAATCTCGCTGCTCATCGGGTAGTTGCTCGAACGCTTCGCGTTGTTCAGCAGGCCATGTTTTCGGTGCAGCTAAAGCATCTGGCGCTGGCTCCGCTTCAGACTCCGGTGTGTCTGTTTCGGGAGTGGCCTCGTCTTCGCTTGCTTCATGGCCTTCGGCGGCATCATCCGATGAGTCGTCTGTTCCGACTTCGACTTCTTCCGCGCTGGTTTCTCCGGCGATAGCTGGTGGATTTTCTGGAGTTGGTTTCACATCGCCGTGCGTGAAATCTCCGCCAATGACGCTTTCGAGGACGCCATCGAGTGTTATAGCTTCTGACGCTGGCCCCGGTTCCGGGGTGCTAGTCTCAGTTATTGACATTTCTCATAGTATCCCAGTTTGAAGGGCGTTCACTTCCCGCCCAGTCATTGCCAATCTGGCGAACATTATGTCTCTTTTCATGTTCGCGCAATTCTGATCTGCTCGTCACATAAGTTCCGTCAACAGGACTTAGAAACGGCTCAATATCCTTCATAATATTATAAGTCGACTTTGAAAAGGTTTTTTCGATGCGTTTCTTTGCCTTTATTTTGGGCCATTTAATCGCATCATAGTTTTTACGATACTCAGAACTCATTGCTGGCCCTCCGCCATTCGCAATTCTGCATCCAGCATCGCCAAGTCCTCTTTGCTTTGCACACGCTCACTGGATGCGCGGCTTTTCTCCTGTATTTCTGCCGCTGTAGCACGTTCGCGGGAGTTTATATCTGCGAGCTTGCCTTCCTGTTTCAGCTTCTCGCGTTCCAGTTCAGCCGTTATGCGTTGTTGTGCAATACGTTCTTCAGACGAAACCTGTTGTTGTTGCTGCGCGGCTTGGAGCTTCTCCATCACAGCGGCTTCGGTTTCTCCGATAACATCCTCAAACTGTCTGCCGACTTTCCACGCACCGGAAACGAACTTTAGTATCTGGAAAGCTATCGGCGTCAGTTCAGGCGCAGCCTGTGTGGCTTCGATTGCCTGCACCAGATACCCGCCCATGACATTGGCAAATTCAATGCGCGTCCGTTTTATCTGTTCCTCGTCCGCAAATACGGTGCTGTCCGTTTCCACGTCGATCTGGTAGCTGCGCAACTTATCGTTACGCATGATTTCTACCATCTCGTCCGTAATTTCGACGCCTGTCATGCGCTCAAGAATTTCCGGCTCATAGTTCTCTGCAATCAATTCGGCCTTGATACGGAACAGATCGCGTATGTATTTGGAGATATCTTCTTGGCGCAGTCGCAAGCGCATGGAGCCGTACTGTGCTTTTAGCTGTTGGGCTGTTGCGCTTTCGCTGGCTTTAGTCCCGCCGCCACGGAGAATATCGGAGATTCCAGTCACTTCATAAATAGCCTGAAGCACTTGATTCCGCTGGTTATACAGACCGGCAAGCACCTGAGTGATGGCCGAAATGTCTTCAGTCTGGAAAGCCCCGGCCAAACCGCCCTTTTGTGCCAGATTCGAGAAGTTATCGCTTGGAACGAACTCGTTATCGGTGGCGTTTGCCAGATGAGCCAGTTCTGGAATGCTGGAATCGTAAACACCCCGGCGCTTCAGCCCTTCTATCAGGAAAGTTATCCGGGTTGTGACGCGATCAAGCTCGTCTGCCTGATCCTGGTAAAGCGTGAACTCAGGAACCGGAATGGAGGTATTGTTTGTCCGCACCGCTATCAGGGGCGTCGGGCAGGGGAAGAAATTCTCCAGCGTGTACGGATCGTCATCGTCCGCCAACACGTCCTTGTACCCGGTAGCTATAAACAGGCGGCGGCGTTTTACCTTGTCCCAGATTTCCCAGACTTCGGCGCGGTTATAAAGCTCATCAATGTCAGAGATGTCTTCACGCTCCGGCATCCAGTTCAGCGGCACTTCTTCCGCATGATCGAACCCACGCCCGACAAGCTCTTCGCGTGTAAATAGGTGCCGCCGCGCTCGCCACATTGCATCTTCTGATCTGCGGCTGGGGCTTTCTCGGTAATCTTGCCAATGAACGTACTCAAAGCGGCACCGCTGATCTCCCAGACGCTCGATTTCTTCTTCTTCAAGGATTTGTACGTCTTCACCCTTGATTTCAATTTTTGTCTTTTCTTTAATGATAATTGGCTCATAAACAACCCAGACAACGCCGCGCCCCGGTAGCAAATAGTCTTCCAGAGCGGCCCTGATGGGCAGTTCAGAATCATAGACATCCAACCCGTAGAGCAATGCCCGTTCCAGAGCGATAGCAACTTGTCGCGCTGACGTATCTCCATCGTTGAAGCGT